AGTGCACACAGTCTCGAAGACCATGCCGTCTTGGATGTTAGTAATGCCTTTGACATTTTCTCCAATAACCCACCTCGGCTTAAACTCTTTGACGATTCGAAACATTTCTGGCCAGAGATATCTGTCGTCACTTGTTCCTTTTTGTTTGCCTGCGATACTAAACGGCTGGCAGGGAAAGCCACCTGTGATGATTTCGGGAAGTTCAACTCCATCTGCCTCGAGTCTTTCTTTCGTAATTTCTTTAACGTCATCATATATCTTAACTTCTTTCCAATGTTTTTGCAGCACTAATTTGCAATATTTATCATTATCGCAAAATGCTATTGTTTTAAAATGTCCTGTTTTTTCTAATCCTAAACTAAATCCACCTAGTCCACTAAATAAATCCAGTAGTTTTAATCTCACAAGATAATAGCTCCACATACAAAACCGATTGTAAAAATAATAATTTCAGTTCTATACATCAAGTGCCATAAATGAAACTTATCTATATATTTCTTCATACTCTTATACCTCCTGTGGTTTCTATATTTGTTGAACACCCTGTCATAATCATAAATAAACTCAATAAAATTAATATTACAAATAAACCAGATATAAGCATAAATATTTTATTTTGGCTCATAGTGATTTATAATTTGTTGTAGTTTTTCTTTTTTTGTTTTTGCAAAGGGAACAATATCTTTTGCTATTTTAAATGCGTCTCTAAAACATCTACGCCATCTGTATTGCATTTTATATTCCTTTCTTGGTTTTAAAACAAGATTACCACCGAAAGTATCACAACACCATTGTATCGTAGGTTTGTGGGTCATGACTATCTCCATTTGTATTCTCCAACAAAGATATTTTCGTGGTCTATTTTTTCTTTTGCAATCCCAGTATTGTTTATATGTGATACAACCTTCACCATCAAGAAGACCAGCAAGATAAATAAAATCATAATTGACGTGTTCATGTTCATCCATCCCTGTACCCTGTACCTCGTTGTCGGTTTCCCCAACGTTTGTTCCAGGCGTACACATTCATTTTACTACCGATTGTTTCCATCCAAGATAAAGGCACATCAATAATTCTCTTTAGAATCATTCTAAACTTGTCTATGGCATCAGGTATTGTAATCACAATACTCCTTTGTCTCTAAACAACTGTATTTTATCGGATAGTTCTTCGGCTAATTTTTTATTATCTTTTCGGAGTTCTAATATTTCTTTTGTTTGTTTTTCATTTTGATTGTGTAGTTTCTCGTTTCTAAATTTTAATACACGAATCTGTTCTTCAAGATCATTAGGACCTTTCGGATTAATTTTTCTCATAATATCTTCGAAGTCCTTACAATCTTTATTTGTCATCATTATTTTTACCCTTAAAAAATAATTTTAAAAACTCGGTGTAAGCTACACCACTATTGTAATCTTCTTCCTTATTTTTAAAATTTTCAGTATTAGCCGCATTTAACAAATCGTTAGGCATAGGTACGTCTGCGTTCCTATATTCTTCTTCTTTCGTCATAGGTTTCATATCTCTTTCTTTATTCATCTGACTTAAACTTTTGTGTTTCATTTTTGATCCTTTCATAGGCGTGTTGTTTGATACTCTTTTCTGTCTGGCCAATCGTTATTACATCAATGCCATTGTAAGCCTTTGCTGCGGGGCTTTGTGATACTACTGCACCACCTACACCGCCAACAATCATTAGCTCACTGCAACTTGTCAGCATTAACGCCACTATAATCAAAATTAGATTCTTCATGGATTATCTCTCCTTCTGATTTACACATGGGGCATTGTACGATAACGTCTCTTTTAAATTCAGGACTTTCCATAACTTTAAAATATCCGTTACCCATACACCTAGGACAAATCTTTTTTGTTTTTGTCATTAGTAGTTTTTGTTTTACTCTCTTCTACTCTAGTTATTTTTGTCCAACCTGCAATTCTTGCAACTAATCCAGCAACTTCAATATAAGGTTTTTTTGCTAAATAGTTTAAGAATTCTTTTCTATCTTCTTCCGATACTTTATACATTATTTTTTCTCCTTTATTTTACCATTTAGTTTTTTCATTTCAACGTTAGTAAGGATCTCAATTGTCTTACTAATCGATAGTGTCGCTCCATCAACTTTTACTTTTGATATTTTTATCAAATTGTTATAAACCTGATGTGGTAAGGACACGTTTCTATATTTTGATATATCAGTCATTTCTTTCCTTTTCTGTGTTAAGTCATTATATAGGACTATTTAAATAGGATTGTCAATGATAAAATATTTACTAGTAATGAAGATATGCTCTAGCTTAACAGGCACTTGTATGCCAGAACAACCTATGATTGAATACAACACTTGGTATGAATGTGGCAGACAGGGCACAATTAATACATTGGCTACTATTGATACGTTAGGTGAAGAAGAAATGAACACAAATAAATTATTTGTAAGTTTTACTTGCCGAGAAGTTAATAGAACTTAACAATATTATTTTGGTTCATGTCCCCCACAAATATAACCAATAACATTCTTACCTTTCCATTTATGTTCAAAATGATTTCTTCCAGGTATAATGCCTTTATTATCAGTAATTACTACGTTTTGATGATACCAACTACTACAGACTAGTGAATTAGATTTTTTGTAGCCAAGATCATAATACATCTCTCTTGTATTTGGTATCTCGAATGTTGTCATTTCGATTTTACCGAATAGAGTTAAAGTAAGTAGAGTTATGGTCACAATGTTTTCCACATAGGCACTATACTATTTTATACGTACCATTAAAAACAATTTTAATACAATCATTAGATTTTTTATTTACATAACTAACGTAAAACCATTTCTTTGAATCTAGTTTTTTAATTAATTTATGTAAACTCATCTCGCCTATTTCTTGATAAGTTTCTGGAACTATGTCCCAGCTTGTTGTGTCGTAAACATCATTACCATTTGTTGGTTTGATTTCTTTTATTGCGTATGTGTATTTCATTTTTATCTTTCTGTTATATCCTACATTAAATATGATATGATTCCGAATGTCAATACTAAAAATAATAAGATATCTAGCCAGAAAAAGAATATAAGAATATTCCAAAACATTATCTGCGTCTGCCTTGACCTCTACTTTTCTTTCTTTTTGATACTCTCTTATTCAACCTCTTCGTGTGTCTGCCAGGGCGTTTTTTAGGGGTTTTTTTGTGATAAACATTTACACCAAATTTAGGTAGTTTTTTACCCATCCATAAACTCTCTTATGGCCATTTTTGTTTCACTATCTACTTTCATATATTTAATAACACCATTTACTTTTTGTTCTGTATCCTCACCACAATTCACACATCTATATAAATTACTATATATTTTAACTAACATACTTTTGCAATTACACTGTGGACAATCACCAGTTACAATTTCTGTATTAAACATTCTTGTTTCGTTGTTTTTCATTCTAACCAAGGTTTGTAAATAACTTTACCGTCTTCTCTCATGGCTCGAAGCGATTGATTTCTATTATGATTAGTTGAGTATGAACAATGTATCCAACCTGATGTTGGTTCGTTGTCTCGATAGAACTCGAGAATCAATTGATCAAATTCTAATTCGTTTTTAATCCAAGTCGCCAGTTCCCTGTTATCTACACCTGGTATTTCAAAGTCTGCTGCGGCTGCATCGTTGTCTGCCACATGTTGACTGTTAACTGAACTTCCAATCTCTATGCACAGCTGGGCACAACGGAATCCTGATGATATTATTAATGGTTTGTCAAAATGAGATCTAACTGGTTGTAAAACATTTACTGCTAGTGCTTTAATGTTTTCAATTTGTTGTGGACCAGGGTTATTATTAATACCCTTCCTTTCAGCTGTTTGTGATTTTGTTAACTCATCAAGAGTTATGTTTGCTGTTAATTTCATAATTAATCCAATATTATTTTTCTAATACTTTTCTGACCCATGTATATTTCTGTTTCTGCTTTTGATTTAATACATTTGTAACTTACACTTGGGTTGTAATCTCTCTCTGCAACTCTTTTACCACGTAAGCAGGTTGCCATATTGTCTTGTATTCTATGCTCTTTGATCTCTCCGTTAATAAACATCAAAAGTGCGACCACAGTTTCAACCATTATTTATCCTCATTGTTAGTTTCATATTCTCTACTTGTAAATGATGCCTCCGTTATTACCACACCTTTTTGACCAAAAACTTCTTCCCATCTTTTTCTATATAAATCATTGGAGACACGAGAAATACCGTCATGTTTTTTACCCTTTTCCTTTTTAGTGTCCATTTCCATTGGCAAAAGTTCTCTGTCGATCTTTAAGTTTTTCAATGTCAACTAAAACTTTGTTCATTTGTTTTTGTAAAAATTCTATATTAACTTTATTGTGCATACCATCTTCAATGGCTTTATTTAATCTATCTACAGATTTATAAAGATCCTCTACCAACATATAAAGTTCTGCTTCCCCAGAAGATTTTCCTAATTGTCCCCGTGGGTATTTAATTCTAAATTCAGAATTAGCTTCTAAATCTTTCATCATTAATTCTAATTGTGTTGAGTGTTGATTAAGTTTCTCGTTGATACCGAAATAAGCCCAAGTTCCAATTGCAACCATGCAAATCAAAGAGGCAACCGTCTTCATTGGCATTTGCACAGCAGCTTCTTCAGATATTTTTAAAGGTTTAGACATTAGATTTTTTCTGGTTTAAATAAGGGTCCATAATATTTCTCTGAACTTTTATTAGATGCTTTTTTACCACCTATTTCACTATACATGTGTGTTCCTATGTACGGTTCTATTTTAGGTTCTGGAAAAACAGATTTAGTTTTATCCTTATTCTTTTTAATTTTTTTTATCATTATTGAGATAGTGGATTGTTAGATTCTAATTTAATTTCATCTAAAATTGCTCTAAACAATTTCATTTCGGTTTGTAAAATTTTTATTGCTTGTTCATTATCAATAATAGCATCAGAATTTTCTGCAATTTCAATGCTTCTTTCAGGATTAGTATTAGCTAATGCATCTAATTTAGTTTGCATTTCACCAAATTTTGCAAAACCACCACCAATAGCAACCACAGCAGCAATTAATGCAGCAATAGAAGCTAAATTATTTTTTAATTTATCCATTACGTAACCTTTCCAACTCTAATAAGAGTTCTCTTTTTTTGAGCTTGATCTCATTAAGTTTTTTTGTGTTGACGGTAATCTTATCATTTTGCACATAGGTTGCAAGATTTACATTAAAATATATTTGCCTGTTATCCTGTATATTTAGTTGATTTAAGTAAATATCTTTTGGTTGATAAAACGGAACATTATACACGTTTAAGGACATTTGGTCACTAGCCATTGCATCTAATTTTATTAAATTTTTTAGTTGCAAATTTTTAGATTTATCTTTAACATTCTGGTCGACTTTATCCATTATTCTGGCAATTTTTGCAGCTTTAGCTTTACCCTCTTGTATAGCTTTTTGTTCTTTACCACTTGCTGTTTTAGTTCTGGTAGACTTAACAGAGCCTTCGCTACTGGGTTTCTTCTCTTCTCTAGCCGTTTCTCTTGGAGCATTTTCTTTAGGCGTTTCCTCTGTAAACGTTTCTTGCGGCTCTTCTCTAGTCTTTTCCTCTTGTGGTTCTTCTTGTTTAGTTGGTGTTGGTTCTGGTTTTCTTGTTTCTTCTTTTGGGGCATTTGTTGTCTCCTTTTTTGCTGGTGCTGTTTCCATAGGTCTAGATGCCATCTGTTGTGGCTTCTCCTCTTGAGGTTCTTCCTCTATCATCATAGGCATTGGGTTACGTGATGAGGGTGGCCCTTCTTCAGTAGGAGCTGGTCTTTCTTCCATCATAAGTCCAGGTCTCATAGTCATCATTGGTGGTTCTTCTTCCTCCATCTCTTCTATCATCTCCATAGGTGGTGGGGATGGTGTCATTTCTTCCATTATTTCCATAAAAGGCATTTCTTCTTGAACCATGGCTATCATTTCTTCTTTTAATGTTTCAATTGGCATCTCTTCTAGCACACTACTAAACTCTTCTTGAATCATTGGTGATTCCATTATAACAGCTCCAGTTTTTGTAGATGCTATTTCAAGAGTAAGTCCTGTTGCTTGAACATTTAATTCTACTTTTGCTTCTGTTTCTAAATTTCCACCTATAATTAATTTTTCTTCCACTACAGATTCAATACCAGATATAACATCCCATATTTCATTCTCTGTTAAATTTGCAGTTCCTAGTGCCTCGTTTAATTCTTCTATTTCTTGTAGTGTAAAAACTTCATAATCCTCTGTAGGAAAATCTAATAGGAGCTCTGCTCCTAATAAGTTTGGACCTAAAGTTACTGAACTTGTGCTTCCTGACCCATCAATACCTTCCCAATACCACTCGTAAGAACTTGCACCTACACCATTCCAGATTAACGAATCTGTAAATTGTTTTGAATTACCATAATAACCTGCATCATCTAATCTTGTAGTTGTCATCTCTGCAAGAGTATTACCGTTGTTATCTTTTATCTTTATATGTAAATTATAACTATCTTGTGCACCTGATGAGCTACCACAAGGATTAGCAGAACCAGACCATTCACAGTTTTGCACAGAAAAACTAGAGTCAAGACCTATACCACCATCTAATTTTTTTTGAGTTGATGTATATGTTGTTCCATTTTCTACGCCTTGTATATTTAACAATGTGCCATTAGCAGATACTTTTATATCATGACTGGCTTCTAACTCACCACTAAAAGCTCTACCACATGAATTATTAACTTGTGTTTGACAAGTTATATCAAACCCATTGTGTGTTGAGTTATTATTTAAAAACCCTGTTGATCCAGATTGAACACCATCTAAATTAAAGTTGTCCATATTAGATGAAGTTGTACCTGCATTAGGTAATATATTTGTAGATATAGCTGTATCTGCTTTTGTTTTGGTTATAACACAAGATCCAATTAACCATATAAGAGTGCAGGTTAATAATATAGGTTTAATTTTGTTCCACATCGATTGGTTCTAACTTCTCGATTTTAATTTTTTGTAATTCTTTTTCTATTCTCTCTCTTTTTTTCATACGTTTAACGTACGTTTTATAGTCTGGTCTTTCGTGGTCATATTTTTTCCATAGTGCTAATGCATCTTTACCTATTTTACCATCAATAGGACATGGTGTTCCTGCTTGTATCATTGATTCAAAAACTCTTTCGTCTTGACAAAGTATTGCAACTGCTGCAACCTTCATACCAAAATCATTTAGTATTCTAGATAATTTTAATCTTTCACAATTTTTATCTATAAAATGTTTACCACCACTAACACCTATACCAAAAGTTTGTATACCTGCTGATGCCCCTGTGCTACATACATCTTGTGTCATAGAGTTGTATGATGGTGCCGATGCCGTTGGAGGTGCCGATCTTATGTTAGAATTACTTGTGCTATTTGTAGTTGTATTAGATGAACTACCAGATTGATAGGTAGTTGAGCTTTCATACCCACCTTCAATACTTGTATTAGATCCACTAACGTTTGTTTGATTGTTAGCTGCCTTAACTTGAGCAGATAAACCTATTAAAATTATTAACGATGCTAAAAATAAACCTATCTTGTTCATTTACACTCACATTCATCACACGTGCAAACTCCGTATTCATCTGCATGTAGTTCTTCATCACAGTGACACTCGTGATAGCATTTATTACATTTTTTACTCATCGTTATTTTCTAAACCATTTAATGAACAAAACAATAATGGAAATAATTACTTATTAAAATCCTCGTATTGTCTTACAATCCAATCAAAAATTTTTTGAAAAAATTTTTTAATCTTTGTCATCATTTTTTTTCTCCTCAATTTCGTAAAAGAAATTATCAGTATCTTCTGTTCTCCATTTACTACTGTCCTCCACGTTCCATTCAGATGTTTGAACTTTCCAGTCTGGAATATTATCTTTTACCGTGAATGAAGGTATATCCCAAATACATCTGTTGTTAGGTTGTGCTGCATAGTTCCCATCGTCTAGGGCTATGATGTGAGCGCACTTATGTTCGTGCGGGACTTCCGAATGATCGGTATCTAATATATTACTCTCTGGATGTGCAAAGTCAACTGTAAATAAATACTTCCCTGTATGCCATTTTTTATCTTTACCCCAATACTTTCCAGATTGTCCGTCTAGGATATCCCAAGTATTAACAGCAGGATAATAACTGAAACAATTCCAAAGCTGTAGTTCATCAAGTCTACGTCTAGGAACTTCTTCTGATTTAAAACCTTTTTGAATGAACGCAGATATTGGAAGACGATAGAAGATTGCACCATTTTCCATAATCGCATGAAATAAAATTGACTTACCTGTAAGAGAACTAATACCAAAGATGATACAGTCTTCAACTTCACCATGATGTTTTTTAAGATCATAAAGATATTCTCTCCTGATCTGTGCATATTCCACCGGTATATTTGCGTTTAGATAAGCCATAGTTAATCATTAATTGTTCCCCAATTTTTACCAAATTCATAATCAACTTTGTTTGGGATTTCCAACTTAACAGCATTCTCCATAATCTCAACAATTTTTTTTGCTTGCTCTTTAGATTCTACAGAAATATCTAACTCATCATGTATTTGTATATGTGCGACAATACCTTCCTTATATAAATCTAACATAGATTTTTTTGTCATGTCAGCAGCTGAACCTTGTATTAATTTATTTAATGCTTTGTAAGTATAAGCACGCTTGATGCCTGGTCCATGTTCCTGGACAGCTTGTTCAAAGGGTAATGCTTTATGCATACCAAAAGAGTTTGGTTCCCATAAATGAAACCTACATAATCTTCCAAGCAAAGTTCTTATCTGTCCTCGTTGCTGTGCTCTATTAGACACAGAGTTCATTAATGATTTAACAAATGGAACTTTACTGTGATAAATATTAAATAATTCGTCAGCTTTATTTTTACTAACACCTAACTCTGCTTGTAGTTTAGCTTTACCCATGCCGTAAAATAATCCAAGATTAATTGTTTTTGCAGCAGTTCTTGGTATATCTGCCATCTTTGCTACAATGGTATGGAAGTCTGCATCTCCATCATCATAAGCTTCTTTAACACCAAACACACTTGTGTCTTGGTCTAGGGATGCATAATGAACTACAAGTCTTGGTTCTTGTTGACTGTAATCAAAGCATCCCCACTCGCAACCTGACTCTGGTATAAAAAGGGATCGAATCAGTGGACCGAGGTCTTTATTACGAGCAGGAATCTGTTGTAAATTAGGATTAGAATATGAAAACCTACCAGTAACTGTACCACCTT